CTCTAAATATGTATAAAACAGAATTAGAAAATGACTTTGATGTATTAGACATAGAAGAAGCTGAAACTTTAAAAGATTTATGGAAATTATTACAAACATGTAAGGCATAACAAAGAAGGTGAAATCATGAACTCATTAATAAGAAAAAAATTTAATATATCCAGTAATATGCCAGATATATTTCCGAGTTATTGGCAAGAAGATTTTAAAATTGATGATGTTTTATTATTCAGAAATTTAGATAATTTTGTAAACACTGTATCAAAGTTAACTCAAATACAGGATTATAATTGTGATATAACGTATGAAGAAGCGCTTAAAAAACTAATAAGCAAAAAGTCAGATATTACAGAAACTACTGAACTCACAATAAAAAATAAAGTTAAAGAAAATCTACATAAACGTGGATTGATAACAGAAGAGTTATATGAAAACTTTAAATATGCTGAAAGTGGTACTGGATTAGGTGTAGATATAGGTAAATATGCTTCTGGTGATCCTGATTGCTTATTAGTACCTTCAAGACAGTATATAGATTATTTTTACGAACTTTATGTGAGTATTAGTTATCCTGCCGGTATTCCTAATTCATTTGTAGTAGAAAATGTAATAAGACTTTTAGCTACATTAGAAGAATTAGAAAAAATGCACGTATTTGTAAAAATTAGCGTAGTTTTACCTATAGAGTGTGTAGCAAGAAACGATGATGGTAGTCAGCATGTAAACTTTTTTTCATCGATACCTGTGTTTTCTCATAAAGACCCTAAAATACCTCATGTAATGTCATCTGTAATAAACGAAAGATTACTTAGAAAATTCTATTTTGCTGTATTAGAAGATATGTATGGCAATAATTTAAGTACAAATTACGGTTTTATACATAATTTAAAAAGGACTATAAATATCGGGGAAAATTTCGATGAAGTAGAACTTTTTGAGCGTATACTGTCAGAAGTAGGAGTTAATAATGACTACAAAAAAACTGTTTGAAGACTACATAGAAAGTAGAACTTCAAAATTAGATGATTATCCTGATATAGTTACTAAAGGTATAAATTGTATTCAAGGTAATGCACCGTTCAAGTTAAAACTAGCTATTACTTTATCAGAACTTATTACATTTACATCTCACTTACGCAAACCTATAAGATTACATGATAATACTTTAGTACCTGTAAACGCTATTGTATTTGCATTAGCAGGTTCAGGACAGAGTAAAGATAAATCTTTAAATGCGGTAAGAAAATCATTAGTTACTGGATATACACAATTAGAAGATCATCGTAAAGAATTTGCTAGAGAAAAGGCAGAAAATCTAGCGAAATTGGAAGGTGATGAAGCTTCTGATTGGGTTAAATACTATAAAGCACCTAAACCATTACAAACAGGTTTAGGTACTGTAGAAGGGCTTATACATCATTTTGCAGAAATATCGGAAAACCCTATAGGTAGTGGAAGTATAAACACTTCAGAAATTGGCTCAGATTTACAAAATAACGGAGCTATGGTAGATATTATTAAAACTATCTCAGTAGCTTATGATTTAGGTAATATACCTGCTAAAATTATTAAATCTCACGATAACCAAACCAGTGAAATAAAAACTTTACCTGTAAATGCTTTATTTTTTGGTTCTCATGAGGCTTTATTATTTGATAATGCTATTAAATCTAAATTTAAACTAGTGTTTAATACGCAGTTAGCAAGACGCAGCCTATTTGCATTTACACCTGAAGAACCTGAAAAAATTTCAGTAGACTCTATTGATGAATTGTATGATCTACGAGAGCTAGAGCGTAATACAGCTAGAAAAGCTCAAGAATATTTAGATGATATTACAGCAGATTTAGTAGAAAATACTGATAATACTCCATTAGAAATTTCTGATGAAGCTATGAAATTATTTGATGTTTATTTAGAGTATAACGCAATAATTTCAGATGAAATGCCTAATAAGTTTCCTATTTCTAAATTAAGTAGAAGACATAAACAATGGTTAGCATTAAAGCTATCAGGTAATTACGCAATATTAGATAAGTCTGATGTGATCACTGAAGAACACTATGCTTATGCTATGAATACTGTAGAATTTCTTTCTGATGATTTATCCAGATTCGAGTATGAATTAGTAAAAGAACCTTACGAACAATTAGCCGATTACTGTGTGATGAATGCAGAAGATGGAGAATTCTATATAACATTACATGAGCTACGGAAAATGTCTTATGTGACAGGTAACAGTTCATCATCTGCAAAAATAGAAGAATTGTGTAAGCTAGCGAATAGCTATGATGATTCAGGTACATTTATGTCTCAAGATAGCGGCATATTGTACAAAAAGATGATAAAAACTGATGCAGTAGGCGTATCCTTTAAACTATTTGATACTACATTAGAGGGTAAAAAAGCTAAGGAATTTATGAGCAGAAATTCTAAAGATGGTTATGAGTTTTTAGAGACTGATTTTGAAACGCTAGAGGAATTACTAGAAAATAACGCTGTATACTCTCCTTTCAAATTTTTAGATGGAGAAAGAAATAAAGATAATTTATTTGGTGGTGCTAAATTTTTAGTATTAGACGTAGATAAATCGGTATTAACGGATACAGAAGCACATACACTGTTAGAAGAATATAACCATTTTATAGTACGAACCAGTGATAAAGATAATGAGTTTAAATTTAGAGTAATTTTAGAAATGGACTCTATTGTTGATATAGATGATCGTACATGGAAATACTTCATAGCAGAAGTAGCTGATGAATTGGGGCTTATAGTAGATATTTTACCAAAAAGTCAGATATTTTTATCTTATGCAGATAGAAAAATATTGAAGCAAATAGAAGGTAAAACACTAGAATCTAAAGTTCTTATAGAAAGAGCTATAGAAAGAGCTAAAAATTCAGCTAAACCTCCTAAAGATCTACCCAAAAAGGAAAAGGACTCTAAACTAAGTAATCCTAGAGTAACTTTTGCTATAGGCTTTGAGGCAGAGCCAGGAGAAAGATCTAAATTAATGTATAGAATGCTAGCTTATGCAATAGATCTAGGGGCTGATGAAGATTATATAAAAAATCTAGCAGCAGAAATAAACTCTTACTGGGTTAACCCATTAGACGAAGATAGGCTACAGCGTACTTTAGTAATACCTGCTTTGAGAAGGCTTTAAGAAAAGTAGTGGTATTGACTTACCACTACTAACTTAATAAGGTGTAATTAATTGTTTTATTAGGATAGATAGCGAGTGAATTGGTCATATAAAGGAAAAGAAGTAAAATCTCATGAAGATTTATTGCCTGAGTGTACAGATATTGTTTACTGTATTTACTATGAATCAGGTAAAAGATACATAGGAAAAAAGACGGTTAAATCGATGCGTAGATTAAAACCTACTAAAGAACAGCTTAAAATACGAAAAAACTATAAACGAGTAGAATTAAAAAATATACCTTTTATTGACTATATCGGATCTTCTAAAGAAACTAAAGAAGAAATTGTTGTAGCTAAAGAAATACTACATCAATGTAGTTCTAAGAAAACAGCTACTTACATAGAAGCCGCAATCCTTTTTAGTGAAAATGCGTTAATTGATGACAACTATTTAAACTTAAATATACTAGGTAAATTTTTTAATACAGATTTAGATGGTTTATTAGATACTGAATAAGGTATATAAATGAATAATAGAGTAAAAGTAACTTACGATGTGTATTCTTCTCAATATTCGGTAAGAAAACGATTACAAAAACTTTTAAAAGAGTCTGATATTTTATCTTTCGATACTGAAACTAGAAGCATATACACTAAAGAAGAAAGAGAAGAAGCTAAGGAATACTTAAAAGAAGTAAATACTACAGACCCTTACTATAAACAAGCAAGATTAGTAGCAAATACTAGCGGTTTAAGTTACCCATCAATTATAAAAACTACACACTTTCAATTCAGTAAAAGTAAGAATCACAGTCATATATTTATATGTAATAGTAATGATTTAGAGCTGTATATATGGAATACAATAGCAGATTATTCGGGTAAGCTAATAGTTCATAACGCTATGTTTGATCTAAAAATATGCTACCAACGTATAAAAAAATTACCAAAAAACTATGTGGATACTGCATTAATGGTTAAATGCTTGATAAACCATGTAGATGTTTGGAAATCTAAAATAGGCTTAAAAGACTTAATGGGGGAGTATTATGATCCTAAATGGGCATTACTGGCTGAGGATTATGAACCTAAAAACTTGAAAGATGAAAATTTTATAAAGTATTGTGCCATAGATTCCGCAGCTACTTATTACCTACACGATCTAGTATTAAAAGAATTTGAAAACAGTAAATAAGGAATTAAGATGAAAACAGTCATCATAATGAATGGTCCTCCGGGAGTAGGTAAAGACACATTAACTGACATTATGGTAGATAGAATAAGTGCTATTAAAAACGAGTTTAAAAAAGCACTATATAAGGAAACTGCTAAATACTATAATTTTGATCTAGACTTGTTTATATATCTAGCTACGTCTAGAGAGTACAAAGATAATCTAAAATCCCCATTCTCTATACACACAGGCATGACTCCTAGAAAAGCATTAATATATGTTTCTGAAAATGTAATAAAACCTTTGCATGGTAATGGATATTTCGGAGAAAGAGCTGCTGATAATTTAGAAGAAGGTATAAATGTATTTTCAGATGGTGGAGGTTGGTACGATGAATTACTACCAGTAATTAAAGAAGCGGATAATACTGTTATATTCAGACTTCATAGAGAAGGTTTTACTTTTGAAGGAGATAGTAGACATTACTATTCAGATAATATTCCTGAATCAGTAAAAGATAAAATTAAAATAGTAGATATACAACTACAAGAAGAAAATACTGAAGAGGCTATTAAATGTATACTTTCCTGCATTCAATAATCTATATCTTCATCATAATCAGTAGGTAAAGGGTGTTCAGGAGTTAGCCAATACCATTTACCATTACTAGCTCTTACATATCTAAGTTTTTCTTTTTTAGAGGTATCAGCACTAATTACACGTTCGTTAGTGTTATCTAATGCTGTCTCATTACTTGCTTTAAAAAATGCCATGTAAATATCTTATACAGAGTACAGTACGAGCATTATAACAATACAAATAAACACTTAATAGGCACATATAATGTTAAATATACGAGTTGTTAACAAATATAAAGAAGATAAAAATATTACAGGTATCTATATAGGTAGAGGAAGTCCTTTAGGAAACCCTTATGTAATAGGTAAAGATGGTACTCGTGAAGAAGTTATAGAGTATTATAGAGACTATTTGAAGTACCAAGTAGATAATAATAATAAAGAGATAATAGATGTCTTAAATTACATTGCAAAAGCTTCTGGTACAGAAGAAGGGATAAATCTTATATGCTTCTGTAAACCTAAAGCTTGTCACGGAGATGTAATAGTAGAGATGATAAAAAAATAATAGTTAAAGGTGTATTCAATATGACAAATAATCTTAGACCTTTTCAGCGTCTTCCTTTACCTAAACCTTGTGATTACGATCCCGGTACAGAATATTTCTACAATAACTTTGTTAAATACTTAAGTGATGACATGATCAAACTTATGTGTACAGGTATTTATATAGATTATGATGCAGTAGAAGATTTAAGGTCTACTATTGACGATGTACTTAGTAATGTTGAAGCTAAACTTTTAAGAAACCCTATTATACAAAAATACCAAGAACAAAGAGCAAAAAAAGCACAAAAAGAACATTATGAAAATTGCGTAAAATCCGTAAGAACACCAGAATATTATTTAAAAAAATATGATGGATCTATAATACATAGAACTTGGGTAGTTAATACATATTTAAAATCTATAGGACTAGAAAAAGATACTAAAGAATCATGGAGTCTGAAAAATTTAAAAAATTATAATGTATTTAAGGAAGATAAAGTATTAGCGTCTATTATAGATAAAACAATATCTAAAGACTCTGCCATATTAAATTCTGGGATGTTGGCATTAGCAGAATATAAAACAGAATTATGGAATAGACCTAGATATGAAAAAGGAAAGGAAAAGGCAAAGTTAGATCCTTTTAACCCCGGTTCAGCTAAACAAAAACAAGAATTGTTTAAAATGCTAGAAATAGAACCTTACGCGTTTTCAGATAAGACAGATGAAGGTTCATGGGGAAGAGATTATATAGAATTACTTCTTAAAGAACGTAAAGGTCAAGATGAACATCTAGACGAGATTTTAGAATGTATTATTGATCATTCCTACGGAGGTATTATTAAAGGTACTTTCTTAAAAGCTTTTGATACATTCAGTATAGATAATGTACTTTATGGTAATATTAAACTGTGTGGAGCTAAAACTTTTAGAAATACAAGTAATTCTCCAAATCTACTGAATATGCCTAGCACTAAATCTATCTATGCTAAACCTCTTAAAACATGTTTTATTGCACCTAAAGGTAAACTTGTAATACAGTGTGATTTTCAATCTTTAGAAGATGTTGTTTTAGCTAATATATCCGGAGATAAAGGCAAAATAGACATACTTACAGATAAAACATTAGATAGTCATTGTTACAATGCTTACGGCTATTTTAAAGAAAGAGTAGAAGCTATAGTAGGTACTGAAGGTAGCGTTAAAGATAAAGTAAGACGTTTTAAAGCAGGCGTAGATGAAGGAAATAAAGAACTTAAAAATATACGTCAAGAATCAAAACCTCATACTTTCGGTCTTGCTTACGGGAAATTTCCTGATGAGCATAAAGGTGGAGCTATTACACAAGAAATATTTGATAGATACCACAATGTTCTATATCCGGGTGTTACAGATTTCAGAGAAAACTATGTGTATAAAACAGCCTTACAACAAGGTTACATACATCTAGGATTAGGTGCTAGGATTTACTCAGATAACCCCAGTAATGATATAAGAACACTTAATAATGCTTGTTCCCAATTCTGGTCAATTCTTACATTAATAGCAATAAATGAGCTTAATTATAGAATCGAAGAGGAAGGATTACAGGAAGATATTCAAATATGTAGTACAATCTATGATTCTATTTATGCCTACATAACACCAGATTCCAAGATAATTCAGTGGTATAACAATAATGTTTATGAAATTGGATCTAGAGATTTTATGGAAGAACAAGTGATAAAAAATAATTTAACTTGTGGTATAGGAAGGAATTGGGCAGAAGAGATAGCAATACCTGTAAATGCTTCTATAGAAAAAATAAATAGTATATTAAAGGAAATAACATGAATCCATTAGAGTATGATCATAAAAAAGAATATTTACCAGACGACTGTAAAGTAAACATTAGTCCTAGTAAATTTTCTGATTTTGTAAATAAAAAACATCAATGGTACAGAGAAGTGATCTTAAAAGAAGATGGCTTCTTAGGTAACACATCAAGCGTATTAGGTACTTGTGTACATTATATAGCTGAATGCGTAGCTTTAGGTAAAGATGTAGACGTAGAGGTTATTGAAAAATATATAGATGATAATAGTCACTTAGAAGACTATTGCCCAGATACTGTTAGAGATAACTATAGACTTATGGCTACAGAACTTGTTAATAGTTATGTTATTCCTAATAAGAATAATTACTTAGAAGTAGAATCTGTACATTTAGCTAATTTAGGTAACGGGATCTATGTAAGCGGTAAATTGGATGTTTTAGAGGGAAGTAAAGAAGATTGCTGTATAACAGACTATAAAACATATAATTCTAAAACTAAACCTAAATACATCCCACAGCATTACAAGTATCAATTATTAACATACGCTTATATGTTATGGAAAAATGGCTACAACCCTACAAGAATTAAGTTAGTTTACATTAATAGAAATATTGATGGTGGAATTAGTGAAAAAACTGGCAAACCTCTTAAATCTTATCCACCAGAGGTTACAGAGTTAGTAGAATGTATAACTACTGAAGATTTAGAGTTTATTTCTAGTTTATTAGAGTTATGTAAAGATACTATTGTAGCTAGTGATAAACACCCAGAGTTACGTCATGTAATTTGGAATGACCCAAGATTAAAAACAAAATAGGAAAATAAAATGAGTAGAGCAATAAAATTATTAGTTTCAGCTTATGAATCATGCGGTAAATCTACGCTAACATCTGCTATTGATGATGCGTTAGTAATTAATTTAGACCATAAAGAGTATGGATTTCCAGCAATACACGCGAATATTCCAGAATATCATGGAATGGAAGAACTTACAGATACTATCAATAGTAAAATTGAAAGTTATCAGGAAAAGAAAGGTGAATTGCCAAAAACAGTAGTTATTGATACAGTAACTCAGCTTTATAGTGCAATTCAGAAATATAATGCTAATCGTTATTCTGGTTTTGATATTCATTCAAACAATAATAAAGATACATTAGATTTTAATGGTTATATCGAAGAAGTGCTTATAGCTAACGGAATCAACGTAGTTATTGTAGCGCACTGTATGTACGATTCTGATAGTGGTAGACATATAATTCCAGCTACAGGTCAATTCGCTAAAGCGGGAAGTTGGATGTCCGTAGTTAATGATGCCATCTATATTGAGAAAAAATCATCAAAATTAGTAGTGCATCAAACATCTATGAAGTTCCCTTGTAGAACTACACAGAAAGACCTTAAACCATCAGTACCTATCGAAGAATTTGATATAAACGAATATATTCAGTCATTATCAGATTCTAAAGTAGAAACAGAAGAATGGTGTTTATAAGCCATTACAAGTAAAACCTTTGTACATAATAAAAATAGTTATT